AGCAAATTATGAACAAAGACTATATAACAGAAAAGAATACAGATCTTTCTTTAGAGGAAATGTATAAAAATATTATGGAGGGTTTTCCATCTAAATCATTTCAGTTATCCTCTGATCTAAATAATAAGGATAGATACAAACAATATTCTGTTTGTGATTTATCTAAGTACGAAACAGTTTTATCATCAAACATTATTATTAAAGATTAGTATTATGCCTAGTTGGAGCGAAATTTTAACAGAAGTAGATTCATATTCCAATGTAGGAGTAGAATTAGATAAAAAGCGTAAAGAATTTTTTGACAAGATACACGATATAACTGGTAGAAATGTAATTGCGTATTATTCAGGATGGCTGAAAAAGCCTGATGCACCACATGTCGGCATTGATGACCAAGATAAAAATGCGTTTATGACTGCTGTCTATAAACTAGACAAGACAAAAGGGTTAGACTTAATTTTGCATACTCCTGGTGGAGATATTGCTGCTACAGAAAGTATTATCACTTACTTGAAAAATATTTTCAAAGGAGATATCAGGGCGTTTATTCCACAAATTTCGATGTCTGCAGGAACAATGATGTCTATGGCCTGCAAGGAAATAATTATGGGGGAACAATCTTCTTTAGGGCCGATCGATCCGCAAATGGGTATATATGCTTGTCAAGCTGTAGTAGATGAATTCAAACGGGCAGTAAAAGAAATTGCAGCTAATCCTGCGTCATTAGGATTGTGGCAAGTCATAATATCGAAATATGATCCTACGTTTTTAACGGCATGTGATAATGCGATAAAATGGTCCGCTCAGTTAGCAGAACAATGGCTAAAAGAAGTTAATCCTAATATAGATTTCCAAAAAGTAAAAGATGTCTTTTTGAATCACAATAATAGTTATTCACATAGTAGACATTTATCTAAACAAGATTGTAAAAATGCCGGATTAAATATTGTGGATCTAGAGGAGAATCCCCTATTACAAGATGCTGTTCTTAGTTTGCACCACTGCTATATGATTCTATTTGATAAATTTACTATTTCCAAAGTTGTAGAGAACAATATTGGAGGACGGTATATGCAAAATTATAATGCAAAATAATCATGTAAGGGGGAGGTAATCCCCCTTTTTATTTCATAGACTTTAAATATATGAAAAATTGGTTATTAAATCTCGATATATTTTTTGTATAAAAAACATTTTTACGTCTCTAAAGTCTTGTCACTTGTCATCTTGTGTAATTTATAATCCATCATCTTAATATACTTTTCATGATTGATATTGGCAGTAACAATCAAAGTCCTCAGAAAACAACGGGCTATAATGAGTGAAAAGGTTTTCGGGATGAATACACTCTGAAAGAGGAAGATTCTGCCCGTAACGACAAAGCCGTCAGACCTTTTCGCTTTCAATAGAGTCTGTACTAACTTTTATGGACGGCAGAGGGAACGGGCGGCTGTCCGGGGGGCTTTTGTTCCTGTCTCCGTTTCATCAATTTGTCCATGTCCTCAGATATTTTATCATCGGTTACTTTGGCATATCCTTGTGTCGTTTTAATACTCGTATGTCCCATCATTTTACTTATACTTTCTATCGGGACACCTGCAGAAAGCATCAAGGTGCCGAACGAATGCCTGCTGGCGTGATAGCTCAAATTTTCCTTTATACCAGCCACAATACCTACCTCATGTATGCAGTACCATAACATGTCACGTTTGGGCAATGGGAATATGGGTCTGCTTTTATCCGTTGTGTTATACAGTGCCAATATCTGTTCAGCTATGGGATGAAGAGGTACAAATGATTCCACATCCGTTTTTTTACGGTTGATACGGATGTACTTTCTTCCATCTAAAGTCGTTTCAATATGTGAAGGATAAAGCCGTTTAACATCAACATAAGACAATCCGGTGAAGCAGGAAAAGATGAAAGCCCTGCGTGTAAGTTCCTGCAATCTTTCCCGCATGGGCTGTTCCATAATTCTTTGCAACTCAGCCCTGCTTATATGTTTCAATTTGCCTGTGGGCTTTTTCTCGTAAGGTACATCCGCAAGCGGGTTGAAACGGAGAATCTCTCTGTCAACGGCAATATATATCAGTCTGTTCAGCCATGTAAGACAATGGTTGATGTGACTCGCACCGCAACCTTTTCCCTTCAGGTAAAGTTTGTATTCCCAACCGAAATCTTCTGTAATGTCTTCAAAGGCTATGTCATTTTTCCCCATAGAAAGCAGGAACTCGTGCAGGTATGCCTGAGTAGACTTGGACTGACGGTAAGATGAGGTAGAATTTATCGCTACGGAACGGATTCTCAACCTTTCTCGTTCTTCTTCTCCGGTTTTCAAAAGAGTTACAGGAACAGTCCCTACACATGTTATTTCATTTTTCAGCATTTCAGCAGTTATCATACCCGTTTCCTTTAACAGGTTCGTGTAAGAAGTTTCAAGCCTTGCCCGTAGGTCCGCAAGAAGACCGTTTGTCCTGCCATCTTTTACCGTTCCGTTTTTGGTATTCCAGCATTCAGGATTGCAATAATATCCGGTAGTAAATACACTGCTCTTGCCGTCAATCGTAATACGGCACATGATGGCTGTTGTCCCGTCAGCTTTGACCTTGCCTCGGTTAATATAGTAGAGAATAGAAAATGTACTTCGCATTGTTTAAATATTTTAAGAGTTATAGAATCAGTTTCAGGTCTTTTGTCGCCTCGATATATTTGTCCATGTCCTCAAAAAGTTTTTTGGGAGTCACACGGGCATATACTTGGGTTGTACCTATATCCGCGTGTCCCAGCATCCTGCTGACAGTTTCAATCGGCACTCCGTTTTCCAATGTCATAAGGGTCGAGAACGAATGTCTCCCCATGTGGTATGACAAACGGCCTTTTATCCCGACTTTCATTTTGATGCTTGTAAGACACCATTTCAAAGCCTGGTAGGGGATGACGGGAAACAAGGTAGCCCTTGTCTCATCCTTGTACTTTTCAATAAGAGCCACGGCTTCCGGCAACAGCTTAACACGGCACAGTTGTCCGTTTTTGCCTCTTCGGTATTTCAACCATGGCGCTCCCTGATCATCCTTGGATAGGTTATCAGGGGTAATTGCAACTACATCAACATATGAAGTTCCGGTGTAGCAGGCGAAAAGAAACATATCCCTGACTATAGAGTGTTCGGGGCGGCAGCCGGTAAGCTCTACATCTTTTATTTTTTCGAAATCATCCTTGCTCAATGCTCTCGGGGGTGTCTCTTTCTGTTTTGGCAGCTGGTAGTGTTCAAAATAGGACTTGTCCGAATGCCCTTCCTTGAATGCGATACGGCAAATCTTTTTCAGTATGGCCAGATAGTGACGTACAGTTTGGACTCCCAGTCGTTTCTCAATTACAACATATTCCTGAAATTCACGTATAAACAGCTCATTAAGCTGGCAAAAGGCAAGGTCTGACACTTTGAATCTGCAATTTATGAATTCTGCAAGACGGTTACGGGTATAAATATAGTTTGGAAGTGTACGGTGGGATATGTCTATCCCCACACGGGACTTCACTTCCTCGATATGCCTGTCGAACAGCTTGAGCAATGTCATTTGGGTATCTTTGCTGCCTTGAAGCATTTCTTTTACATCCGTTGCATTAAAATCATTTTTCCGTTTCACGAGAGAATCAAAGGCAGCGTTTACAGCCAATAGCAACTTGGCGATTTTTGCATTGGTTTCCACCGCTTCTTTACTTTTCCCATTCAACCGACTCTCACGTGAATTCCATAACTCTGGAGTACATGACAGCTTGCAACTGAATTGCGCCATCGTGTTGTTCACCGTTATTCGTCCCATAATTGGAGCCTTTCCGAACTTGTCAAGACCGCTCTTTTTCAGGTAGAGCAACACCTTGAATTTTTCTATTTTCATACGCTTATCCTTTAATGGCAAAATTACCTAATTTATAAGCGTTCTTTGATATGCAAAATATTGACAACCAGTGAATAATAGTCCATTGTGATAACTTCTGTACTCCTCATTGCGTTACCTGTATGCTTCGGTAACTGGACAGCTAACGCTTTGGTAACTGAACGAATACTATAAATCACTTTTTTTTTGCGTTTTACTCATTTGGCAGAATTCAGCAAATATGCTAAATACCAACCATTTAAGTTTTATCTACTAATTTCTGTTATCGCTTGCTTTCCTGTTACTTATGCACGTTGCCCGACATACGTTTGCTACGACCGTCACGCTGGCCAACAACGTTCCATTACAGGAGGTGTCTGCCATGCTCGGACATGCATCCACAAGAATGACACAACATTATGCAAGAGTCATGGACAGGAACCTGAAGGACAACATGAATATAGTAAGGAGCAAGATGGGGTTATAGAGATAAACCTATCTTATACCTCGCATAACCGTCTGTAATAATATACAGAGACCAGGCACTTTCAAGATGAAGTCATCCTCATTTCTTGCAGCAAAGATAGTTGTTTTTCCGAATGATCGCGCAAGGCGGCCCCTGAAGAGGCTTGGTTGCCTGTGAAAAAATCTTCCTCTTGCTGACGCAAGAGCGTATTTTTTCACGGCAAGCCTTGCAGCAATCATCGGAAAACAAACTGGGGAACGCACAAGAAATAAGAATGCCTACCCACGGGCAGGCCATGTATAACTCAATAAATGGAAGATTATGGAAGCGAACAATGTGGAAAAAAGGTTCAATGACTGGTTTACGGTGTCTTATGACAGGTTAAGAAATCTCGTTGGCAGATACGGGGCACTGGATGAGGACAATTTTCATGACACTTATCTGTTTGTAAGAAAGCAGGTGCTGAATCCGGAAAGGGAAATAACGGATTATGAAGCATACTTTATCGGATGTTACAGGAAAGCGTTCATGGCCAAGTTCAGGCTGGAAAGCAAATATGCCCATCCGGATGAATATTTCTTTCTTCGATGTGGGGAAGATGCGGATTTCCTTTCTCCGGATGACCTGAACAGCTGTGAAAAACTGGTGAAGGACATTCTTAACTTTATCAGAAGAAAGTTCTCCTATCAGGAATACAGGATGTTTACGTTGCGTTTTTATGAATCAGACTTTTCATTCAAGGCGTTGGGTGAATGTATGGGTATATCGGCAAGTGCCATTTCAGGAAAAGTAAACACGATCATGGATACAGTACGGTCAAACCGGGGATTCTCATGGAGAAGCCAGATGCTGGCAGTAGAAGGATTCATATCCTAATCCGTTAGTTTATTGTATCACCCTTAAAACAGAAACTTATGGCACTGATAGTATATAACAAGGAGAACTCACGTCCGCAGCAGGTGGTTTATCAGGGGAAGCGGACAATCAACATGGACAGCAAGGGAACGGTTTACCTGTCAAAGACAATGTCTATTGAACTGGGGATTCTCGGTGGAGGACGGGTTAATTTCGCACACGATGAGGATACGGGAGAATGGTATATCTGCCATACGACAGACAAGGACGGGTTCACTGTATGGAAAGATAAAAGGTGTGCCAGATTCTCTGCCGGATTCATCGTCAGAAGAATCATGCTTCAGGCAAAAGTGGAAAGGAAGACCGTACAGTTTATGATTGCCAAAGCTCCCATAGAGGTGGGAGGTACAGTATATTACAAGATTCTGCTTTCCAATCCGATTTTCAAATAGCAAGAAGATGGCTCAGAAAGATCCATTATCAGATAATGGTGATGGATGTTTCCGGGCTATGTTGTTGGGATTTTTACATCATACTAGTTGGAGCATTAGGATATTGTCTTGTCAG